CCGCACATGCTCACCCGAAACGAGGTTCTTCGCCGGGTCCATCTTGACCAGCATTCCCAAATCCTCGAACAGTATACGCGACAACGTTGGTATCGACGTGATCCCCGCGAAGGTAATCACCCCATCATCCCCGTTCACCAGGGCAGATTGGACTCGGCCTGACCGGGGTCGATCCCGATGCACGGCATAGTGCCACACCCAAAGCTGCACGATACTGTCGATCCAGTTCGTCCATCCCGAACCGGAAGGGACGCCCCCTGTCCTCGCGCTACCATGCCGGTAGCCATCGGGTAGGTACATCCCCGACCTCATAAACGCTTCGGCCAAGAAGCGGATCTGAGGCTTCGACTCCCACGTAAACCAGGATGCCATGATGTTGAAGACGTGCCTCAACACCTCAAACGGCACACTCGCATCGAATTGGGTGAAGTCAACTGACAACACCTCTCCTGGCGCACTGTCTAACAGCCGTGTTATTGCAATATCGACGGCCGTCTGGCCTCTCCACGCCGCGAACTCATTGAGTTCCCGGAACGCGTCAAAGGCTGGCCTTTGATACTGCTTCTCTCCATTACAGAGAGAACGGCAATACATCGACAGCGCTCGGTCATTCGCCACCCGATGAAAACCCGCCGCCTGAGTCCGTGTAGTTCCAATACACGGATAGTCCGATGCATCGGCGAGAGGGTAACCCCGCTCCTGGATCCGGCATGACTCCAGGTAGTAGAAATAGAGGTTACCAGGGTCGGTCGTACACCGCGGGAAGCCGAAGTTGGTGTCTGGCTTGAACATGCACACCGCATCATCCAGCGGTATTGGCTTCAAACGTGCACGTCCTCTTGGCCACAACTTCGCCACCTGCTGATTTGCGTAGTCCGCCGACGCGTGATGACAGTGGATGTCACGCGCTGCAAAGTACACGTCGAACTTCTCTCTCAGTGAACGCGTACCATCCAACTTAATGGCATCGTACGCATCCCGCTTCGACGAGCTGCCCAACTTCGCCCTCTGCAGTCCTTCAGACTCTCGCAAATAGCCCTGCAAGCTATCGAGCTCACAGGCATTCCACAGTTCGTCCGCCAACTGGACCCTGATTAAATCAGGATCCAACGCGGCGTCGTCCACACAGGCCCGCATGGGACCAAGTGGGGCGACGTGATCGTGACCCTCGCCACGATCCAGCTGCGCCAGGAACCGAGCCAAAATGGCGTGATCGGCCCCCGTACACTCGAACTCATCACTCACGTGACGGTCCTCCTATAAAACGAAACACCCCGTCGGGAACAATTCC